GCTTTCTATGCTTGGGAAGAAGACGCAAGCAAGGCTCGCAAAGAGAAAACTAAGATATCCAATGATATCAGAGAGTTATCGTCACCATTCAAAGAAGAGGAACTTGAGAAAGCCAGACTAGATCGCAACAAGGTAACTGAAGATATTCTTTTGGCGAACTCTACGAATAAATTTGATCCAAATAATGATATAACTTTGAATGCTATAAGACTCCATGCGAGACAAGAGGATGACAAAGTATACGCAGATATTCAAAAGCGACTCGATAAGGAAGTCAAAGATTATGAGACTGCTTTGGATAACGAAAAAGACGCAGAGAAACGTGCGAGTATCCAAAGAAATCTTACGCTAGCTCAGGATGCTGCGAATAAACAACGTGCCATTACTGCTAACAATGCTAATGCCATCAAACAACTTGAGTATGATAAGAATTCCAAGATCAAAGATGGTCTCTATGGTATAACTCAGGAAGTGTTGATCCAAGGTAATTCATTGAAGTCCGTATGGAATAACTTATGGCAGGGACTTGCCAATGATGCGCTAAAGGCACTCTTTAAGATTCAGAATAGCACCCCTGGATTACTCAGTAGTATTTTGGGACTCTTTGGTGTAAGTGGTGGAACAACCAATACTAGCGTTGCCAACCTTACCAATAGTGCAAGCAATGCATCGCAATATTTCCCTTCAACAGCATTTGCTGACGGTGGATTAGTTAATAGACCTACCAATGCACTTATTGGAGAGACCGATGAAGAGGAAACTATAATTAACCTTGCAAAACTCGCTAAGGGTGACAAGAGACAACAAGGATTACTTGGTTATGCCAATAGTAAAATCAGCAAAGGTACTCAGGTCACCGCAAACGTATCTGAGAAAACAATGTCCATCGCAAGTCAAGCATCAGCAACTCAGCAACTCGCGAGTATTAACGCAGAACACCTAAGTAAACTCGATGAACAAAATGCGCTCATGAGAACTCAGAATCAAATGTTGATGACGATGATTCAGAAAGGTAGTAACCAAGGTGGTATCACTGCACTTCAGCCGATTACGATGGCACAGTCCGATGATGATCTATACGCACAGATTACTCGGATGAAGCGTAATAACTACAATATATAAACAAAGAGAGCCTTAGTTGGCTCTCTTAAGTATTTCATTGACTATAATGTTGTCAATATCATATGTATTCCATGATGGGTTCTTAGAAATATACTGATACACTAACTTATCATTTTCAAAGTTTTCCCATTGATAGAGCATATAGTTCTTGGAATCCTTGTCCACCTTGTAGTAGTCAATTGAGTACTTAGTATCACTCTTAATGGACTTAAATTTTGCTTTGATAATTTCATTAGTTCCTATGGTAAACACTTTTACGCTCGAAGTATCTATATATCTTGGAGTGTCATTATGCATTCCGCAGTACTCCCAGTTCTCCGCAGCCATCCCCACGCTTGTCCAAAACATCACCGCACAAATCATCGTTATCACACGTTTCAACATAGTTATCCCTCCGTATTCATTGTTACCTACAGTATACCACAACTCTTCCATAATTATACATAGAAACTTTGGAAATTCGTCTAAATCAAGTTTAACCACGTTTACAGCGTGATACAGAGGAATAGCGTAGTGATGCATAGGATTGCATTATGTACTACGTTAAATCTTCGCTACGAGGCTTACAGGAGGTGAACTTTTGGAAGACTTAAATAAATTCATTGGAATTGTCCACGAATACGGAAGGAGTGACAAAGACGCCTGTGATTGTGCAGGACTTTGCACTCTGTTCTACAAGGAGATCTTTGGATACGTGATAGACGATGGGCTACCTATTGGAACCGTAGAAACATCAAAGAAAAAACCACTGAGGATGCTGAGATACCTATTAGCAAACTTTGAGAAGGTCGAAGATGTCAATGATTTAACCTTTGGAGACATAGTACTTACAAAGGTAATGAACGAACACCATGTAGCGGTGTATCTAAGATACAACAAGATATTAACTCAAGAAATCCCTGTAATCTATGGAGTCACTAAGTCCTGCGTATATCGTGGGATTCAGTGGCTCCCTTACTTTGTCATGGGATTTCGTCGAAAGGAGGCGAACCATGAGCCTAGCAATGTTAACCATTAAACCCTATGGAGAAATCAAGCAATCAACTAAGTGGTATACAACGGAAGTCACCTTTGCGTCAGGGGTTAAGCAGAAGCAACGCAAGCGTGTGAAACCAGAGGTTAAATGGACGTTCAACTTTGTAGGACTCGAAGCTGATCGACAGTACCTCGAAGACTTTTTTAACGCTCGTGCAGGGGACGCAACTGCGTTTTACTACATGATCAATGGAGTCCAAGAAACCGTTCGTTTTGCCAATGATGTCTTAGATACTGTGGTGAAACGGCAGATCCAAGAATACGTCGCGTACACCGCAGAGGTAGTCCTAGAAAGAATATAAGGAGGCCAAAGAATGTCCTATGCAAGCAATACGATACTCACAGACCTCAATGGTAAGCCGATCCCCCAGTATTTCAATGTAACCACAGATAAATTTGAGCCAGCACTAGGTAATGACGGTGGACTCGCGGTGAGCATTACAGGTTCTAAGGATGTCACCGTATCTGAGTTACCACCGTTGCCTGTGGGTTCTAACCTTATAGGCCAAGTGAAACTCACTGATGGAACCGATGTAATGCTAGTGAATTCTAACGGTAGCATCACCGTAGTCAATCGTCAACCTGACGGTACTGAGTGTTTCACCGCGAGCTTCCCTGGGTTCGTTGCTATCACAAGTTTACCAGAAGTTGAAGTTAAGAATGACTCAGGCAATCCATTGGCGGTCTCAGTAACAGGGTTAAACGATGTAGATGTTCTGAGTTTACCACCGTTACCCCCAGGCACAAACTCCATTGGATCTGTAGTAGTCTCCAGTATTCCAGAGGTAGAGATCAAGAATGACTCAGGGACTCCACTGTATACACAGCTTCCTAACAAAGTCAGGGATTACATACAAACATCTGGGGTCACTACACGCACCTATAATACCCCTATGTATTCCGTGTTGCTTATGAATGACGGTGCTACTGATATGACATTGACTGTCTCAGGTCTCACAATGACTATCAAAGCTGGCGAAGTGTTGGACGAGGCATTTCCACAGTTTACCTCGGTAACAACCACTGCTGCCAATACTTTTAGAATGTGGGTGAGAGGCGCATGAGTATAACAAAGAAACCACAGGTAACCAATAATACCTATAATGTATCGAACACATACACTTCTGCGGATAACCCTGTTGCAGTGAGAACCTTTGTACCCTCTGGAGTTCAGAGTCTTTCTACGGTAAATCCAGGAAGTACGATATCACTCAATGCTATCACTGTTGCAGGGTTTAACGCAGTAATCAATGGATGGGCATTGGCGGTTCCTCAGACTACAGCGAGTCTTCCTGCTGCTCCATTGACAGGAACTAGTGATAACTTAGTATTCCTCGAATGCTACAACGGTACAACCACGAGACTAAGAGTCGTGGATGCCGTTGATTTCTCGACGTATCCCGAAGGAATAAACCACGGATCGCAGGTAAAAGCAATGATGTCCGATGGAACACTGACCTCCTACACCTACGCAAAATCATCCACAGACTCAGGCTTATACATAGCTGGCACAGGATCAGCAGGGGACAAAACAGCGTTAGGGACTGTGGATGGCTATGTTTATGCAATTCCATTGTTTAGGATTAAGCGGAGGAATAGCGGAGGATATAGCGTTGCTAATACCAATGGGGCAAGGAATTACTTTACTACTAGCTTAGGATCTGGGATAGGCAATATAGCGTTAGGGCAAAGTCAACAATATACTGCATCTTCCTCAGACTACGCTAATTATCAAGTTGGGGATTTATTTGTATTAACTACTAATTCCAATTATTCATTTAAAATAATATCAAAAGATGGTAGTAATAAAGTAACTGTTGTAAACACTGGTAGTACACTTGGCACAGAAATAGGAACGTCATACCTTAAATCCGACCACCCCCAAGGACTCTACAGTAATATCATTGATGCCAAAGATATTCAAGGAGGCGACCTACGCCACCTTGTCTCCCTCACAGGATTCAACTATGACCAGTATCTGCAATCCTCGCTCAACAAGCTAATCTCAGGGGCATTGACTACTAAGTATGGCACAATGCTTCAGAAGGATTGGTTTGGCTTCAAGGGATACATGGGGAATGCCAATAAGAATATGTGTCCTACTAATGCTGAAGATTGGGAACAGGGAAGCATAGGTAGTTCTATTGGAACTACATACTCTGAGGCTAGTTCCACAACAAGATTGCGACTTATCTCTGATTTCATCACTGCCCAAGCAAGCAAGCAAGTTACATACAGTGTAGCTAGTGGATACGAATGTGCAATGGTTCAATTTAGTATAGACAGCGCAACGCTTAGTTCTGCGTCATGGGCACAGACACAAACAATAACTACATTGTCTAATTGTGCAAAAGTCGGTGTATATTTAAGGAAAACTGCTGGAACAGATATTCTTCCATCTGAAATTCCCATGATTATGCCACAATTAGAGTTAGGATCAACCTCGACAACCTTCGAGCCCAATACAAAACGCCAAGTGGAGCCATTGCGGAGAACAAAGTCTGATCAGCAAACCTCAGAAACAGTAGTGAAAACTGTAAGTCCTTATGTTAGTATCGTGTTTAAGCCTAGTACAGCGAAGCATAAGATGTATAGAGATTCATCGGCAACAAATGATAATCCCACTAGTCTTACTTCTGGATATGAGGGCAATGCAGGTTCCTATGTATCTTTAGCGACTAAAGATGGTAATACAGTAGCTACAACATCAACAACCATTGGAAATTATGAAGAACATTACTTCTCATTCGACCTTACCGAACTCTACACCTCCGTAGCTGGCATAGCACCTTCCTTAAAATCACTCAAATTTGGATGGGATGGCAGGGCAGAAAGTGATAATACAGGAGTTATGGACAGGGCAGTAAATATTTCAATTTGGAAGGGGACTACATGGTCTAATAATCAAGTTGCACAGACTGATTCTGTAAATATGACACCTATTGAGTTAAGTTTAACAAGTGGTTTTGCTGATTATGTAGATGCTAATGGCAAGGTATGGTTTTTAGTTAGAACACACTACCCTGCAAGTGCCACTATCCAATCCAAATTATTCACGGATACTTGTGGCTTGACAGTCGAGAAAAATGCATGGGCTGTGGGTAACAAAGTAGATATCACTAGTGTCGATGGGATTATCTCAGGGGTGATTGATGCTGATACAGCGTTGGCTAAGATAGTACAATGGGTTGATATTAGAAATTTTATTGTGGACAGTACATCTAAATTATCAGTTGGGGATACTTTCCTACATTATAATATTAATGGTACTGCTGGATCGGCTACTAAAACAATAACAGCTATTGATGTGACCACTAATAAAATAACTATAAGCTCAGACTTTGATAACAATAGTTACTCCTCTGGATGGATTTATATTGTTGAAACCACAGCCTCTACCTCAGGCCCAACAGTAACAGCAACAGGAGTCGCAGGAACATGGAGTGGGCTTGGCACTAAAACAGCTACCTACACTATTACTACAGCACCTACGACAACTACGGACTCATTAGTAATCACTTATTCTGCGAACTATCCAGCAGGACAGGGATTGCCTTATGTAGCTACATCTGTAAAAGATGTCATTAATGCTGAGTGTGCTGTGGCTATCAATGGACGGACTTTGATTAATCTGCTTGGCAAGGATGGCGGATTTGAGACATTGCCATCTTGGACACTAAAAAATGGCGGGACTGTAGAATTGAATAGTTCTAATGTTGTATATGGAGCAAATCGTATAAAAATAACAATCGCTACTGGTCAAACATCAGAAGAATATTACAAAACAGTTACAGTTGAAAGCACTAAGTACTATTTAGTTGCTGTTAGTGCTGTGTGTGGATCAGTAATAAATGCTTCAATATTAAATGGAAATCTTATAACAGGGGCAACATTTTCCACCAGCTATAAGAAATATTATGGGGTATCTAGTATTGAATGTGGTTGTGTAGTTAATGGTGTTGCTGGTCAATATGGATACTTTGATGGCGCAAGGCTCTACGAACTCACCGACTCCCTAGCCCAAACCTTCGGTTACAGCACAGGAGCATTGCTCTATTCAGCAATTGGAACCACAATTACAGACTCAGAAGTTATTGGCAGGATGTTCCCTTATGTTGATTCTGTGCAATTCAAGTCAAATATTTTGGGGACTACTAAGGGAAAAAACTTGATACCTGCTTTTGACAGTGGAGAATTTTCACTACATGCTAATGCTGCGGCTAGCGGATATACATTGACTTTAAATGCTACGGCAGCTAATCAGATTAGTAAGATTACTCTTAATGTTAAATCTAATACACAATATAAGATTAGTTTTTCTGCTTTAATTAGTAATCAATATGTTAATCTTTGGGAATCTCCAACAACTAGTAATTGGGTATTTAAAAATGGGCTAACATCAGGGTCAACAGGAATAACATTTACAACAAGCAGTGATACAAATTACATTTACCTAGAATTTCAATCTACTGCCTCTGGCACATTTACTTTCACCAACCCCATGTTAACCCTAGCATCCGCAGATCAAACCTTTGAACTCCAAGTTAAATCCCAATTTCACACACCGCTAAAACTCGCTGACTCAGAAGTTGTCTATGCTATGCCTGGGGGACAGTCAGTGTTTGTTCAGAAGTGGGCTAAAGATGTTCAGTTAACAGGAGATTTGGCGTGGGTAGTTCTTGGAAATTATACTGGTTTTAAGAGGGTGTGTGTAATGGCATCCACAATAGATTCTAATATGCTACTATACTCCAAACCCATAGTTACTAAATACAATGGCATTCCTTTGACATATAATACCACAACAACATCATCGGCAGATTTAACAAATATTGATGTAAACTCTCTATTAATTTCAGCATCAAATACAGACACAGGATTCATAGACTCAATCTCAGCAACTGTACTTGAATGGAAAGCTTACTTTTATGGTTGGAAAATGTGTGCAAGTGATGGTACAGCTTATGTCAGCGGAACGAAATATTGGAAGAAAATTACGGATGGAACAGGAATAACAAGTACACTTCCCACAGCATCATACACTGGCTGGACAAATTATACACTCTGCTATAAGTTAGCCACAGCAATTCCTCATGTTGGCTGTGTCAACGGAGATCAAACAAAACCAATACTTAGTAGTGGCAGTGTAGTCTATATTCCGCAAGGGATTGCACAAGTAGAGCAGTTAAGTGGTGTTCAGTGGATGGAAGTCCCTACTATTATTTATAGTTCAGGTATATCCACTTGGATTATAAATTCTAGTAGCTATCCTTTATCAAAGAGGGTAAAACAAAGTGGTGTTAATAAAGTTTCTTCTAATTTCACCTTTATATCAGATACATCATCTAAAACAATTCGTGGTGATGGATATTTTGGAGCCTCTCCTGTCAACTACGACCCCACAGCGCAATACCAAGTTACCTATGAAATGCTAGACAAATACGCATACACCGTAGACTCCTTCGCCATCAGCAACCCCACAGTATCCTACGCATATTCCTATCAAGACACCACGAACCCTGACCATAGCATCGGCTACTTCAGCTTCAAGGATTCATTGTTTACTTTCGTCAATGAGTGTAAGCAAATACAGATTTCCGCAGGTGATCTCAATGGATTCGCTTGTTACTATGAATATACTCCGTATCAAGGAAATACTGCTACGAGTTCTACAGTTTTGGCATTATCAGATAAGTTGTTTGTGACTACTGGTGGTACAGGGAAGTTATCTACAAATGCTACTATGAAATCAATTACTCCTTTTCTTCCTAAATCTACAGGAGTATACGATTATCAACTGTTGCAGGATGATGTGGCTCTTGGATATGGATATAATTATTCATTTAAAAGCGTAAACAATTATACTGATGATGGTTCACTAGGAGTTAATGGCTCTACTCAATACCTTCCAAGTGCAGTAGGAGATAAAATTACAACCGCCGTACCTCATTTGAGTTTCACTTATGGATTAATAAGAACTTCAAATGGGGAAGTGATGTTGCGATTGCAAGGAAGATATTCCAATGATGTAAATACTTATGGATTCACTAATGCTATAGCAGACTATCAAATTCCAGGCAGACCACTAATTAAATAAGGAGGTTCCAATGAAGCTTATATTTGACAGAATTACATTGGAACAAGTGGAGACTGAGGGCAACCTCAGTTTTTCCATTTATGTTCCTGATGATACTAAGTTAACAAAGACTGTTACTAAGACTCGCATGGTTCCGCAAGAGCCTTTGCATATCTACGAAACCAAAGATACTATTGTGAAAGTCGCTGTACAAAAGTCATATGAACAGAAGTACATTACAGCTATGGTTGATACTGAGGTTTGGTCAGAAGTCAATGGTGAAATGGTGATGTCCATCGAACCCAGAGAAACCCTTGTAGCAGTCGAAGGTGTGTACTTGAAACCTGTGTTTGACACAGAGGGAAACATTGTCAGCTATGAAGATTCCGTAGCTGGCACGTATGAGATCATGGTGGATACCGTAGTCACAGAGGTAGTCAAGGACGAATATGAATCTGTGCCTGACCTCGAAGAACCCTATGAGGAAACAGTACAACTCACAAATGCAATGGATGTTGCTGTGGCTAAGTTTGAATACCTTACTAAACTCAATGGATGCACTTACGCTTATGCTGACGAGTTTTTCAATGAGGATGATTTGGATCTAACTGTGGAAGGTCATAGTGCCAACACTGGCATGAAGATTATCGAAGTGCTGCCAGGAGGCTTCTGCCAAACTAAACCTATAGCCTTGGATGTGCCTGCTAAAACCTTTAAACTTTACCACGAATCAGACTTGGAGATTCAGATGTATGCTGTGACAAGGGCTGTGGTTGCTGCGGAAGTCGTGGATGACATTGTAGTAAAGGATGAATACGAAGTTGTGACCTTGGGTGATCCGCAGGTATTCGTGGATGGGCAATGTAGTTTCCATGATGTAATTACGGAGTTTGCACTTAGGTTTATCAATGGGACGGACAAAGTAATCTGTGGTTCAGCCTATGCAATTATGTACAACGGAGGTGAGTAACCTTGGGTATCAGAATTAAGGTGGTGAATTAATGAGAATACTCCCAGTAAAATTCATGAAAGCTAAGGAAACTTTGACACTCACTAGGGACTCGGAGAATTACTTCGAGTCCCCTTCGTTTCCATCGGAACACAGTGGTGACGAAGAATCCATAATGTTCATTCCACTGGTAACCATATATCTCCCTACGACTACCCTCCGATTTTCCCTGTGTGACATAGATATTACTTTTGATAACAATACATATACTGCGTTTCCTGTGGAAATCGGGGTTATCAAGAATACCGTAGATAACAAGAGAGACAATGTTGACATCACAATATCCGATGTTACCGATGCATTTAAGATTTACCTATTGTCAGGCAGTGATTTCCGAGGCCAAACCTTGGAAATCGGACGTATCATATACCCAGATAGTCTCAGTGATTCTTCGTTATACGAGGTAGTATTTAGTGGACAGATGGATGAACCAAGTTTAGACGATGGTAAATCAGAGTTCTCTGTAGCGGTTAGAGATCCAATGTCAAACTACACATGCGGAAGAACACTAATGCTGCCATGCAATGCAGTTTTTGGAGATGCTGATGATTGCGGTGCAACTAAGGCTACCGCTACAGGAACAGTCGTTGCAGTCGAAGGCACTATAATACATATCGAGAGAGATATCACAGATGAACCATGGACAGAAAACTACTGGAAACATGGATACATAACAATCAATGGTCAATCCATAGGAATCATAGAATCCGCAGGGAGCACAGTGAAAACTGAGGTTCCTTTTTTTATTGAGCCTACTGGGACATACACGGTAGTCCAAGGTTGCAATAAGACATTCAAGTTCTGCGGAGATCAATACAACAATCAAAAGAACTTCAGTGGGTGTCCTGGGATTCCATGGGAATTAGTGGTAAGGACGTGAATTCCATAAGGTTCTTAGGGCGTACAAAGGTGCGTCCTTTGTTATGCCTAAGAATATAAGGAGTGATGAAGATTGACTATTGGAATATACAAGATAGAAAACTTAGTTAATGGCAAAATATATGTTGGTCAGAGTATTGATATCGAAAGAAGATGGAAACAACATAGTCAAGAATTGAGGTCAAATAGACATTTTAATTATCACCTTCAGAATTCATGGAATAAACATGGAGGCGATAATTTTTTATTTGATATCTTAGACGAATGTTCAGAAGAAAATTTAAACAGTAAAGAATCTTGCTGGATAAATAAACTTGATAGTTTAAATAAAAACAAAGGGTATAACATGACCGACATCTGTGGCGTAACTAAGCAAACACAAGAAGTTAGGGATAAAATAAGTAAAGCCAGAATTGGTATGAAATTCTCAGATGAACATAGAGAGAATATTAGACAGGCGAGGCTTGGCACAAAGTCTTCCGAAGCTACTAAAGCAAAATTAAGTGAGATTCATAAAAACCAACCTATCGGTGAGGAAGCGTATGCTTCAAAGTTAACAGGTAAACAAGCCAAAGAGATCATAGATATGTTATTAAATGGATACAGAGATAGAGACATCGCCGACAAAGTAGGGGTAGGCAGAAGAAACATAAATGCTATAAGAAACAAAAAATCATGGAGACATCTTACTAATGAGATGTCTTTTATTTCGTTTGATGCTGGTGGAAACATTAAAAATAAGAAGGTGAGCTAATGGGCAAATCTTCAACGGGCAAAGCTTTGTTTTCCATCGCTGGATTCTTCCTAGGGGCAGGAGAATGGAACCCCTTTGGTATAGCTGGAGGTGTCGGTGGCATCCAAGGTGGACTCATGGGAATGAGCCTTGGTAGTAATATTTGGTCTGCCACGCATAAATCAACAGCTACATCGTATTCAAGGTTTGACCAATTAACCAATACGATATCCTCGGAATCAATGATAAACCTAATATACGGAACTAGGAAATACTCTGGTAATCAATTGTGGCACAAGACTAACAAGACAGGCAAGAAGATTACCAAGGATATCCTAGTAGGCGAAGGAACAGTCTCAGGAGTCTATGGAGTCCTCGCGAATGATCTAATGGTTACCAAGGGTGCGGTAATGAAGATAAAGAACATAGATTATCCTGATGCGACCATTAGGCTCACCGATGGAAATCTCAGGCTCTATGCTAACGGTGTTGCTACAAATATTAAGCTACACAAGACACAGGATGACATCACATACTTTGATTACAATGTTGATGTTGGGAAGCTCATCGCATACATAGGAAGGCTTGGGAATGGATGGGTTGTCGTTGATCCCGTGGGATGCGCTAATTTAACCACAGAACTCATTAGTATCGGCGATGATTGGACTGTGGTCGAGAGTTCAGATGGCGACCCTGAGACTGGTGAACCTGCGATAGCGTATTCCGCTACAGTACCTTGCTATAACTCATTGAAATCCATAGGAGTCAAAGGGCTCACAGATTGCTCGTATACCTTTCATAACGGCAGTCCAACTCAGGAACCACCTAGTAACTATACAACCGTTGGTGGCTACAAGAACATGTCATATCTCCGTGTCATCCTTGCTCAGTCCGATAGGTTATCTGGTGGGAATCCTACGATTACCTATATATGCCAAGGCAAGATCATAGAAGACACAAGGACAAATACCTATGCAGTATCATCGAACCCTGCGATGATCACAAGAGATCTTCTGTTATCTAAGAGGTACGGTGTAGCTAAGTTTGTCCCTGGAATCGCAGAGATGCTCGATGAAGAGTCTTTTAAAGAGGCTGCGGATTACTGTGATGAGCTAGTGAGTTATAAGGATTCAGATGGATTTACTCACCAAGAACCAAGATATTCACTGAATATAATCTTAGATCAAAAACAAAGCATTTCAGAGATGCTTGATGATATTTTCGCAAACTTCGGTGGATTCTTAGTATTCGCTAATGGACAAATTAGCCTTCGCATAGAGAAGTCTGAGACATCATCGTATACATTTACAAACGACAGCATCATAGAAAACTCAGTATCCTTTAAACAACTTAGCATCGATGAAACACCTAACCAATATAGCATTGGCTACTTTGATCCATCACAGAATTGGACACAGGTACGGTGTTTAGTAGAGGATACCATAGATCAACAACCTTCTCCAATAGGGCGAGGCAAAGTAATACAAAAGGAACTAACACTCTCAGGGTGTACATCGCAATCCCAAGCTATACGCTTGGGAAGGCTTTACAAGCTCAAGAATAAACTATGTTCGCTCACGATAAACTTCAAGACCACATTCTTCGCTATGCATTTGCAGCCTGGAGATGTCATTAATCTAACCTATGATAAGGTTGTAGACGGTGTTAACACACATTTAATCGAAGATATGCCATGGAGAATCCTTGAGATACAGCAGCAGAATGGCACATGGAGTATCAAGGCACAACAGTATAATTCAAGCATCTACGGTGATATCACTGATGAAGTCCAGATTAAAACATACACTCCCATAGAATCTGCGATAACCGAGGATGTATCGGATGTAACTAACCTTGATATCATAGAAAGCTGGAGAGACCTTGGTAGCGGAGTAATTGCTAATGATGTCGAGGTGACATGGGACAACATAGACACTTTCTATAGAGAAGCTGAGGTCTATATGTTGTCTTCGGACACCACATGGAAGCTTATGGGTAAAGCCTATGAAAAACTCCTTATCTCCAACATGACCAAAGATACCACCGCAACATTCAAAGTGGTCGCGGTGAATTCATTAGGACGCAAGGCCACCTTCGATACTGCGCCTACGGTGTCCGTAGTTGTTCAAGGGAAAACCACAGCACCATCGACACCCACTGGGCTCACTGTTGATATTACGAACACCTGTGAATGGAACTGGGATGCGTTGGATAAAGACTGTGATTATGCGGAGTTAAGACTTGATCAAAACCCAGGATCAACCACAGGTCTCCTCGTGAAAACATCGTCTACTCAAGCATTTATGGTTCCACCTACGAGACATTCCACAGTGTATCTATATGCTCACAATACCGCAGGATACTATAGTTTGCCTTGTGTATTTGAGTATAACAAAGTGCCCCCTAGTGCTCCAACGAACGTCCTGGTTACCGATGCAGCTAGTGAATTAACTGTGTCATGTTCGGCATTACCAACGTACTGCACAGGTATCGATGTCTACATTAATAACCAAGCATACTTTAGTCCTAACAATATGTATACAATGAAAGTTGCTGCAGGTATCTATGAAGTTAAACTCTGTTATCTGGATATTTTTGGCGAAGGTACAATGTCTACCACATATCAAAAAGTGGTCAAATCAACTATTGATCCTGAGTTATTAGTCTTGGAAAACCTGTCATTAACTATGATGGACACAGAAATACAAGAGGCCGTAGCAAAGGCTCAGGTCGCCATAGATGCTACTGATTTATCCGAAGGACTCTCGTCGATTACCAGTGTACTCGCAGGGGAACCAGATGCAGCAGGGCAGTATCATGCGATTACTAAGGCATTACAGACCGCCAAGGGATTCACTACGACTTCACTGGAGAACTATGATATATCTAATGGTATTTATGTGAAAGGCACAGGTTTAAACAGAGATGCTAATAGATTACTGAAAATCAATGGTACTACTATGTATGATACAAGTGGTAGGGGACTTAGATTAACCGTAGTATACAAAGATACCTTAGTTGTGCATTATGATACCACCTTTGATACTTATGGAGACAACAATGCTAGGGAAGCTCTAGCAACAGCATTAAACGCAGCTACCAATGACGACATAGTAATCTTGTCATCTTATGATGCCGTTGGATGGTCGGAAAACCTAATTAATGCTCTGATTAGATGCGGAAGTAGCGGAGTAGGATTCGATGTTTACGGTAGGTTACCTTATGCCCTCATAGGAACCCCAGGATTAGGCAAAGGCACAGCGTTGGAAAGATTTACAACCCAAGATGCCACTGCTCCTTATGCTGAAATATATACCAAAGTTATCAACGGTATTCCACAGGGATACATGAGTACGGGGATACAGTCTCAGATAACTCAAACTAGCACAGGGTTGAACTCAGTAATTACGGAACTTGGGAAACCATTGGCAGAATGCACATACACTGCAATAAGCCAAACCTTAGATAACCTACAATTCAGAGCATCCGATGGAACAGTGAAGTCATTATTAAACATCGAGCCATCGGGAATAACCATTGATTCTAAGTATGTTCATATCACAGGGCAATCTGTGTTTGATTCTGATTGTACCATCAAGGGAACATTGAATGCCGAGTGCTTCATTGGAGCCGATGCAACATTCTCAGGAACTATGAATTTCCCAAGTAACACCAATGCTTCCACGATATACAACGGATTGAACCTGACAGACGATGGTGTTACCTATAAGAGAACTATGCAAAACTCCACTGATTGGACTAGTACAACATCCCTTGGTTACAATGGACTTTACATTAGTGACTATGATACCAGTGGTGCAACATGGTGGAATACAAAGTCAGCACAGACGCACCACGGTAGGCACTACACAGGGACACTAGGACAGTCTGCAATGCTTATTCCTAGTTCTCACATTCCAGGACATATGCCACTCAATGGAATCTTTGTGCCACGCAGTATGCCACTGAAAGACCCATTGATAAACAAACATGCCTATGTGTCCTATAGAGTTCGTAGTAAAACTGGGTTATCCAATGATGGAAATGAAAATCTTGGTGACAACAACATGGCAGTCGTAGGAGAAATCTATGTACCTGCGGTGGCTACTGGAACAGCGTTACAAAGTTCAACCGCTGACATCACTGGCAACATTACAGCCGTTGGCACATCGTATGCTAAGACATTCTATGGTGTCATCGATGGTGGCAATGCTAGTGTCTCAGTAGACTATGTAACCAGTGGGACAGGGTCTGCGGTGGTCACAGAGATACAATGGAAGGACGCAGATGACACTGATAGTACATGGGAAACTGGGTACACCTCATCAGCACAGGCACTAGGAAGACACACTGCCACCTTTGCCATCCCTAGTACTATCAGTGGTCACAACTATGCGTTTCGGATTTACATGGTATCTAAGACTGGCACTGTAACAATGTTCTTTGATGGAACTACTAAGTACTATTCATCGACTGACAGAGTACTAAGGAACAATATAACCCTTGATTACCACGTATGGGAAGATGGATACCAAGAATGCGGTGGTAAATCGTGGGCATTTTAAGGAGGTAACCATGGACAAATTCATAGCATACCTAAAGACTGACATAGCCCTCTATGTTGGTCTTTTTGCTTTCCTAGGCATCTCCGAGCAACTCTACAATGGAATCTACGGAGGTCACTTTGTCATCAAAGAACTCACTGACATTGCCACATTTGTCTTCGGACAACTCAGTATTAAACATGGGATAGACTCTGCATTTAATAGTAACAAAGGAGAGATGCCTAGTGCCACCAGAGGATAACCAATGCTCACAACACTTCTATGCACACGATGAATCCATAAGACAAAACAAAGCTGACATTGAGAAAATCTTTGATACATTCTCAGGACTTCCCACAGATATCAAACACATCTTAGAAGGCCAAGCTAAAATCAATGAGTTCATTGGCAAACTCGATGAAAAATATGTATCCAAGGAACACATGGCACTCAAGATGGAAACATTGGAAGACAAAATGAAACTATGGGTCATTGGTGGCGCAGGGACTTGCGTGGTATCTGCAGTAATGTTCGCGTACTATGCAAGCCACTTGGTGAAGCCATGAGTGTCGCAGAACACCTAGAGAAACATACATTTACTGAATCTATAGTAATCCCAGGACACGAGGATCGCAAGGAATCATCAGAATTCCGACATTCCAAAGAAAAGCTCAGGAGCGATGGGCATTATAAGTGTTTCATATGTGGTGCATTGGAAGAACTCCAGGTGCACCACTTTTGCATTGAGTGGTCTTTGGCGAACATAGCGGACTATGAGAAAGTCAAGGAACTCTGTGAACTCTTTGATTTCTACGGGTACTCAGCGATACTCAAGGACACTCCTGTGACTTCCCCAGATGACATTAGAAACATGCTTGTGCTATGTAGACGCCATCATATCGAAAATAACCATGGAATCCATGATATGTCATTCCCTCTGTGGATAGCACAGAAATCAACAAAACGAAAGGATGATAACAATGACACCTGATGAATATTTAGAGATGATCATAGAACCTGCTAAGGAGGTCTGTGCGTCATTCAGCCTACCTTGGCAATGTTGTGTAGCCCAAGGAGCCTTAGAGTCCCAATGGGGAACCTACGGATTAGGCAATGGAGGCTTCAATATCTTTGGACGCAAGGCAGTCGATGGTGATGCCTCGGTAACCGTGGAAACCCAAGAATGCTATGACGGTCAGTGGGTAACCATCGAAGCTGCGTTTAAATCATACGATTCAATGGACGAGGCTGTGAGAGACTGGTGTATCCTAATTACTGAGGAGCCATGCTATGCAGAGTGCCTTGACTACAGAGATGACCTTGAATCCTTTGTTAGAACATTGGCTCCCATATATGCCACTGATCCAGAGTATGCGGAGAAAATACTGCAGACAATTCGTGCGTGTGCCCTATGAAACTCATAGACCTTCTCGCAATAATCAATGATAACCGTGACAAGATGCTAAAGAAGTATCCAAGGCTTATCCCTGAGATCGTGGAAGCCCACGAGAACCTTGTGAAAGCCGTGGAATCGCGTATGACCACCCTAGGAGTCCAATAGAGACGTTCTAGGGTTTAGCCAAGGCAATACTAAGCAGGTGCAGAATTAATCCTCTGTATGACGCTGCTAGAAAGGAGGTAATTATGATACTAGAGTTTTTCAAGAGAGAATGGAAGTTTCTACTAGGGTTACTCTTGGTAATCGCAGTTTTGTGCGTGGGTTACTATGAATACCGAAGCTCCAAGAACGTCCCTATGGCAACAGTGGCTTCCGTGGATTATAACGAAGTGGCTAAGGCTATGGCGACATTGAAACCTGATGCTACTCCTGCGGAAATCAAGACAATCACCGAGAAGATTACAGAAGTTAAACAAGGGGCTCCACAGATTGTCTATGTTACTGCCACGCAGGGGCAAGCGGAGGCTCGTGCTCAGGAACTCACCAAGGCAGATAAAGGTGACTTAGTAATCAAAGAAACCACGAGTCCTGTGACCAACTCATTTTACTCTGTGCATACGGAGAAAAATCACAAAGTGAAAGCAGGAGTCACAGTGCTGGACAAAGAAGCCTATGTTGACCTTGGGTATCAGCAAGGGAAAAACGAGGTCATACTGCATTACTCTCCAGTATCACAGAAATACGGGGCGACCTATGTTAGAACCATAGTTGAATGGTAAGGCTCTAGTGAATGTAATGAACGTGCGAGGATATCATGGATTTAGCGTAAGCTAAACGTGGTGTCCTCGCTTTTTTCGTTTATTTATGAAATAAATATGTTGACATAGGAAACTAAATGGTTTATCATAGAATCATAAGGAAACTAAGGAGGCGAGGAAATGATGAAACATAGACACAGGGTATTTGCTAGTTTCAAAGATGAAAACTTTAAATTTACATTAGTAAAACGAAGATTGCAGGCGTGGCTGTACATGAGGAAGCACAGCGATAGATATTTCGAAATAATGAGATCGGAGGAATAACAATGAAACTAACCGACGAACAACAGGATAAACTTGACAACATGGAATTAAGCGATGTGATACCGTGGCTATATGGTATTGATTCACTAGATGATTTCCGATGTGGTCGTTGTGGGCAATGTTATGAACTATGTTTCTGCGAGGACGGCGACGACCTATGATACTGTTCATTGACAAGAACAATGTAATATTCAAGGTAATCTCACAGTCCGCGATGGATACACTGTATTACGCTGAAGGACTGTGGGTTGTTACACAGGTAGACATGGGAATATGAGGAGGAACAGAGAATGCTTGGATTTCTAAGAGAACAATGTAACCATAGCTACTGCGAGTATGTGGTTATCGACAGCTATCCTTACGTTAGGACTTTCAATGTTGAACTAAGGTACTGCAAGCACTGTGGAAGAACATATAAATCTGTGAATTAAGGAGGAAAACTAAGATGATCAAAGTTTATCGCGTTAAATGCAAGTGGTGTGGCAAGGTTATTCATGGAGTAGTCTATAGAGGTACTGAGGTTCAATGCGAATGCAGTGTATGCGCGGATAGCTTTACTATGCCTATTGAGGAAACCAAAGGAAACTGCGAGGTCGATGAGTTCTTTGACAACCTTAGTTTCGATGATCTCAAGGCAAAACTAAGGGAAGCAGGGTGTACGGAGGTGTCCAATGAAAATCCAAGTTGATTTCTACAAAGACACAGGGAAATATTACAGTGGTGGAATCGTAGATATCGGTGATACTCTTGCGTGGGACACTGATGCAGTGAAGCAAGCTATCGTAGATAATCAAAGAATACTCATGGATGGATGGCAGGGGCAATACTATGTAGTCGTTGGTAATGTCAGTGATGACGATGCTTTCTGCATGAGACACTTTGGACTCAATGATTTCCGAGGGATGGTCAAGGGTTAACTATGTCTGCTTGGGAAACCAAAGGAAACTAGGGAATACGAGGAGGAATAAATAATGTCATATGCTCCATGCCATGTCCATACTGACTACTCAAACTACTCTATGCAAGACTCAATAAATCGCATAGATAATATCTTGCTTAGACTTAAGGAAATCGGCGCGACATCATGGGCGATCTCAGACCATGGAACTTGCTCAGGAATAGCAGAAGCATACAAAAAGTCCAAGAAAGTTGGAATAAAGTTAATTCCAGCTATGGAGGGATACTTAACAAGCGATCTCAGTATTAAACAAAGAGACCTTCGACACATAACATTCTGGGCAAAGGACAACGAAGGACTCCAAAACCTCTACAGGCTCACCACTGAATCCCATGGAAACAAGGGTGAATACCCAGATAACTTCTACTTCAAAGGTCGTGTCGATATTGATCTAATCCGTAAATATTCCAAAGGGCTTCTTTTGGGGTCAGCCTGTCTTGGATCGTGGCTAAGGGTTCCAGTGAAAGATACTGAGGGGAAGGTGGTTAGCTATAGTATTAACACTAAACTACTTGAGCAATTCATAAGTATCTTCGGAGTCGATGATATATTCCTTGAAGTACATACATACCAGTGCGAAGAACAACACGAATACAATAGAATACTCATTGAATTAGCTAAGGAATACGGTATAAAACTCATTGTAGCTACTGATGCTCACTTTGCATTTAAGGGTGACGCTGACCTTCATAAACATTTCAAGAATACATCGAAAGTCCAAGAAGGCGATGAGCACCTCAATGAAACATTATATATCCAAAGTGCCGATGAAATACGTGGGAACCTAAGCTATCTCCCATGTGATATCGTAGAACAAGCCATTGCTAATACACAGGTGCTCTCTGACAGATCCAATGTAACTATTGACTTCGGATCTAAGAATTACCCTAGCTATCCATGTGAATCACCGCTTGCTGAGGTTAGACAACAGTGTATCGAAGGATGGAACAAGTTAATCGTAGGCTCCGATGTGGATATAGTGGCATACGGTGAACGCATCAAGTATGAACTGGAAGTCCTAGAAAAACAGGATTACTGTAGTTACTTCTTGATCACCAATAGTTACCTAAGATTCGCAAGGGATCAAGGGATTCCCATTGGTAGAGGCAGAGGAAGTGTTGTGGCATCTATGATCGCATACCTCATGGGAATGACTGCATTGGATAGTATCAAGTACGATCTGACATTCGAGAGGTTTGCTCACAACGAACGGATTGCACCGCCAGATATAGATTGCGATGTAAGCCGTAGACACCGTGGAAAAATCATTGATATGATCCAAGAAACATATGGTGAAGTATACCAAGTTCGCACATTTCAAACCATTGGAGCCAAAGGAGCCATAAGACGAGCAGGGGCAGCATTGGGATGGTCACAGGAATCACTAGGCGACTTACTCAAAGGTGCGTCAAAATATGAATCCGATGATGAAGACGAAGAACAACTAAGCACCTATGAACAAAAGCGATGGATCGTAGAACACCTTAGGGACAATGACAACTCAGAACTTATTGATCTAGCATTACGATTCGTAGGGATCATTAGTGGTTTCGGAAAACATGCGAGTTGTGTACTTGTCCTAGATAGAAACGATGATATTTCAAAGTATTCATCTGTGGAACGTCAGAATGATTCCAAGACTAACAAACCATGTTACATCGTATCCACTGCATACCCATTGCTTGAAGACATGGGACTAATGAAGGCAGATGTGCTTGGCCTTAAAACATTGGATGTTATAGCTGATTGCATAGAAAAGACAGGGCAGAACATTGACATCGAAAAAATTCCATTGGATGACCCACTGACATTCGATATGTTATGCGAAGGTAAAACCAAAGGATGCTTCCAAATTGGCAGCCCAGGTATGACACAACTAGTCAAGGATATTAAACCTAGTCACTTCAATGACCTTATTCCTTTGGTCGCATTGTATAGGCCAGGGTGTCTCAATGCTATCGTAGAAGAAACTGGGGATACAATGGTTGCCACGTATGTCAAAGTAAGGTCTGGGGAAATTGAACCTGTGTATCTCCATGATAAGCTACGTGCAATTCTTGAGCCGACGTATTCAATCATATTATACCAAGAGCAAATCCTTGAAATAGCTAAGTCTCTCTGTGGATATTCATTGGGTGAAGCTGATGTATTACGCCGTATCATAGGTAAAAAGAAGATCGATGAGATGACTCCTGCGATTGATACAATGATTGAACGTGGGGTAACCAATGGGATACCTCGTGATGTCATGGAGAAGATCACAAAGCAAATAGTAGAATTCGCTGCATACTGCTTCAATAAGGCTCATTCTGCAGCTTATGGTCTTATCGCGTACCAAACGTCATACCTTAAGGCGAATTATCCATTGGAATATATGTGTGCATCAATGAATAATGAGGATTTTGACCAAGAGAAAATCTTAGTATTCATCAAGGAACTTAAGAAGATGAGTATTGCATTGTTACCACCAGATATTTCAAAGTGTAATCCAGAGTTTATCATTGAGGGCAATGCGATCCGTATGGGACTTCACTACATCAAAGGCATCGGCGGTAATCTAAAGCTAGACGATGTTACTTCCTATGAATCCGTGGTATCCAAGAACAATAAAGGTGTATCCACTGCACTCATCAAAGGTGGAGCAATGGACTGTTTTGGAAGATCAAGGATGGACATGCTGACCGATGTACTCCAAGTTGAACAAGGAATTGCCAAGGCACAAGCTGCGATTGTTAAGAATCACGACAGTATCAAAGCACTCACTGAAGACCTAGCATCCAGAACAAACACCGCTACTAAAGTATACTCAGACAATGTAAAGAAACTCCAGAATCGCAAAGATGACATTGCAAAACTGGAGGAAAAACTAAGGAAAGCATTAGCTGTCCGTGATGAACTTAGTAGCTTCAATAACACCATAGGCGAAATCGAAGTCCTTGGATATTCCGAAGGTATCGCACCGAATGTCAAGGTAGGCAAGTTAACCAATGTATACTCCAAAGTAGTCAGCAATGGAAAGACTATGGGTTGGGTGACACTCAAGTCTGACTATGGTGAATTCCGATGTAGTGCCTTTGAAGAGCATTGGAATCAATTCAAGGATCTCATTGTAGTCGGGGGGAGCTATATGTTCGTAGCAAAGAACACTGATTTTGGATATAACCTAGAAGAAATCAGTGTGAACGGTGTAGTCTATAGAAAGCCAGAGAGAAAACAGTGGAAGCGATGATTTCCTATGCCAATTTAGTAAACCAAAGAAAACCAGACACAAAGAAGCCTCTCCAGGACTCGCATAGGAAGTCTGGAGAGGCAATAAGAAATTTTTGAAAGCGGTGATATATTAATGATAAAACATTGTGAGTACTGTGGAAGTACCAAAGGTGTCCGAGGAAAGGGAGGTAAATACGGGATGGACTTATGTAATACGCATTATAGTCAAATGTATCAATATGGTAAACTACTAGAAAAGACAATTCATGATCACAATGAATATATAATTGATGGTGATATTACTGAAATTGTATTAGTTGGGCGTGGTGATAATGAGACAGGCAGAACCATAATAAACACTAAGCACTTAGATGTTGTTAAGCAATATAAGTGGCGTTTAAACAACAGTGGGTATGCAATGAGTGGCGATAGAATTTTGTTGCATCGCCTAATAACCAATGCTCCTAAAGGGATGGAGGTAGACCATAAAGATCACTGTACACTTAACAACCTTGATAATAACCTAAGAGTTTGCACAAGAAGTGAAAATCAATTAAATCAGTCTATTAAATCTAACAATACTTCTGGATTTAAAGGAGTTACATGGCATAAGAAGATGAATCAATGGGTAGCACAGATAATGATAAATGGCAAAAGTATATATCTAGGTGCATCCAGCAATATACAAGAAGCAATAGACCTACGTAAGTCTGCTGAGACTAAGTATCATGGAGAATTTTCATATGATGCATCAATAAATAAAGCCTAG